ATGGATATGAAAACCGACGAGCTGATCAAGGGCGTGGAAAGCGCGCTTGACTCAGCCATTCAAAAGTACGAAGGCCAGTTGCAAGAGAGCAAGTCGGCCGCCAATGAAGTCCGCGACGAAGTTCGCACGCTGGCTCAAAAACACGCTGACCTGGTCAAGCAGTCCGAGTCGCTGTCTGCCAAGTTCGAAGAGTTCGAGCAGGCTGCGCTGACGGCCATGCAGCCGGAAAGCAAGCACGCTCCGACCTGGGGCAAGAAGATGGTCGACAGCGATGCCTTCAAGGCGATGGTTGCCGGTGCCAAGCACGCCCGCGTTGAGGTCAAGAACACGATCCTCGGCGAAGGCGGGTCACCGCAGGACCCGGTCGACACACTAGTGCCTGCTGACCGTCTGCCCGGCATTGTCCCGGGTGCCTTCCGCCAGCTGTCTGTACTTGATGTCGTGCCGGTTGGTTCCACGAACTCAAACGCCATCGAGTACACCCGCGAGTCCGCCTGGACGAACGACGCGGCAGAAACGGCAGAGGCCGGAGCCAAGCCTGAGTCTGACTTGACCTTTACGCTGGAAAGCGATCCGGTTCGCACCATCGCGCATTGGATCAAGGCATCTCGTCAGGTTCTCGATGATGCGCCTGCCCTAGAGTCGTATATCGACCGCCGTTTGCGCCATGGCCTTCGTCAGCGCCTGGAGACCCAGATCCTGACCGGCAATGGCACGTCGCCGAACATCGAGGGCTTAACCGCTTCCGGCCGCCACACGGCATTCAGCCCGACATCGGGCGAGAACGGCTTGGACTCCATCAACCGTGCGAAGTATGCGGTGATGGGCGCTGACTTCATGGCCAATGCCGTGTTTATCAACCCGGCTGACTGGGGTGTCATCGAGCGCCTGAAAGGCACCGGCAATGAGTACGCCGCTGCCAACAACGCGGTCGGCTACATCGCCAACGGCCTGCAGCCGACGGTCTGGGGCATGCCTGTCGTCGCCAACAACAATGTCGGGTCTGGCAAATTCTTCTGCTTGGACCTCAACGCGATGATGTTGATGATGCGTCAGGGTGCGGTTGTCGAGATGTTCGAGCAGGATGGCACCAACGTCCAGTCGAACCTGGTAACGATCCGCGCCGAGCTGCGGGCTGCTTTGGCAGTGTTCCAGCCGACCGCTATTCGTTACGGCGACCTGACTGTCTAAACCAACAGGGCCGGGCGGGGCAACTCGCCCGGCATCTTTCCATGAAAGCAACCAGAGACTTCCAATCGACGGTGTTGGGCTCAGTCCGCAAGGGCGACCCGATCCCGAACGACAAATATGGCGAGCATCTGATGTCTGTTGGTCTGGCTGAGCGCGATCCAGAGCCGGAGTACGAGACAAAGGTGCTAAGGCCGAAGCCAAAGACGAGGACAGGCCGTGGCACTAAACGTAAAGACAAAGCCGCCGGTTGAGCCGGTCACGCTGGAGGAGGCGCGCAACCATTGCCGACTTTACGCCACCGGCAGTCCAGAGTCGCACCCTGATGATGCGTTTTTAGAGCGCGCCATTCAGGCTGCGCGCGAGAACGCCGAGGACTTCATGCAGCGGGCGATTATCGAAACCGAATACGAGTGGTCGTTTGACCAGTTCCCGCACAACGCTGACCAGTTGGTTCTGCCGGCCAATCCGGCGTTGTCTGTGGAGTCCATTGCCTACACCGACACTGAAGGCAATGCACAGACGGTGACAGGGTTTGTCACTCAGTTGACCCGCGCAGAATCGGTGGTTGTGCCGGCGTTTGGTCAGTCGTGGCCAGATTCGCGTGGCTACCTGGGTGACGTGACGGTGACCTTCAAGGCTGGCTATGCGCCGGACGCGGCCAGCTCGCCAACAGATTACCGGGCCAATGTGCCGGCCAGCATCAAGAACGCAATCCTTTTGCTGGTGGGGCATCTGTACGAAAACCGCGAGTCTGTAAACATCGGAAACATCACCAGCAAGGTGCCGATGACGTTTGAATCGCTGCTGTGGCCGCATCGGATTGTCGGCGTCTGACCTTCTGCGTCCTGGCGTCCGGCCCAAGCCTGTGCCGTGAAGATGTGGAGCGGGTCAGGAGATGGCGGGACCCCGACCATAAAGTCATTGCCGTCAACAATTGCTATCAGCTCGCACCCTGGGCAGACGTGATTTATGCCTGCGATGAGCGCTGGTGGGATCACTATTACGATGATGTTGCCGCCAAATGCCAAGGCGAGCTCTGGACGTATTACGAGGTCACCGCAAAACGCCACGGCATCAGGCAATTCATACCGGAGCGCACCGGTGGCAATAGCGGCTACCAGGCAATCAGGCTGGCTGTTGACCACTACGGCGCTGACCGCGTCATTCTGTTGGGCTTTGATATGCAGGGCGGGCATTGGCATGGCCAGCACGGTGGAGGGTTCCCGAACCCTGACAAAAGCAATTTCAAGCAATGGATTGGCTGGCTCGATCGCTACGCCAAAGAGACAAAGGCCGAAATCATCAACGCATCAAGAGAAACAGCGGTGCATTGCTTTTTGCGCATGACTTTAGAAGATGCTTTGTCTGACCGCCTGGCAACCTAGTCCGGTCTATACCTGGGAGTACGTCAAGCGGCTGGGATTCAAGGCAATTGCTGACAGTCGCTGGCCGGGCTGGTGGTGCAAGATGGCGCTGTTTGAGCTGGGCGTTGACTTTCTGTATGCCGACCTTGACACGGTGATTGTTGGCGAAATCCCGCAGCCAACGCAGCTGACCATTCTGCGAGATTTCTACCGGCTAAATGTAGGCCAGTCGGGGTTCATGTATGTCACCAAAGACGCCGCCGACCACGCATGGCGCGAATGGATCAAGCAGCCGGACGAGTGGATGCGCCGGTATCGCGGAGACGGCGAGTTCTTAAGAGACATCTGGAGCGGTTATCGCTACTGGCAGGACGATTATCCGGGCCGCGTGGTTTCGTACAAGGTGCATTGCAAGGGCGGCGTGCCAGAAGGCGCGTCTGTCATCTGCTACCACGGCGAGCCAAGGCCGCACCAGACAGGATGGGCGACATGCCACTAAGCGAATTGCCAGACAATCATGACCTGACGCACTTGCTCTGGGCGCTGCGGCATGTGGAGCGGTTCGACGTTGCCATTGACGGCGGCGCGCACCAAGGGATTTGGACAAAGCACCTGCTCAAGTGCTTTAAGCGGGTGATCGCGTTTGAGCCGGTCGCGACCAATCGCAGTCGCATACCAGCTGAGGCCGAAGTCTACCCGCACGCACTTGGCGACAAACGCGGCAAGGTCGGCATGGTGCCGGGGCCGGAGAACACGGGCCAGTACCACGTCATCGGTGTCGGTCAGACAGAGATGCGCGCCTTGGACTCGTTCGGGTTTACGGCCTGCGACTTCTTGAAGCTCGATGTTGAAGGCATGGAGCTGCACGCACTGAAAGGCGCTGAAGCTCTGCTGAAGGCGTGCCGGCCAGTGGTGATGATCGAAGAGAACGGATTGTGCGAGCGCTACGGTGTCGAGCGCATGGCGGCGCACGACTGGCTTGAGCGCCTTGGCTACATCTGCCTGGGCAATATGAACAAGGACTATCTGTACAAATGGCCATGAGCCGACCAGGACAAATGCGCCACCGTGCGACGGTTCAGCGCAAGACCGAGACGGTCAATCCGGCAACTGGCGTGCGCACAACAGCGTGGGCTGACCTGTATGCCGACGTGCCGTTTTCTGTGCGCCCGCTGACGTCCAGAGAATTGCAGGCCGCTGCTGCAAGACAGTCTGAGGTTTCGGTCGAGTTTGAGACCCGTGCCGGCCTGGACATTCAGCCGGATGACCGCATCGTGTTCGACGGCCACATCTGGGACATTGAACCACCGACGCTGGACGAAACCCGGCAGCGGCGCATGAAGATCAAGGCGCATAGGAGCCTGACTGATGGCTGAACAAATGAAAGGTTTGGTTGAGTCCGCTGACTGGGACGGCGATTCGATGGTTTACACCGTTCGAGTGTTCCGTCCAAACCATGCTGACATCAATATCGTCGGGCATGAGGTAGTACTAATTAAAGCAAGGGATATTCCTGCAAAGACCATCGCAGAGGCGCTCGCTGATTTTACGTTGAAGGTTTAGATGGCTGAGATCAAAGGTCTTGACGAACTCCTGCGCAAGCTGAAGAAGCTGCCAGAAGGCGCAAGCCCGAAGGGTGGCGGACCGCTTGAGCGTGCCATGCGCAAAGGCGCAGGGGTGTGGGTGGACGCAGCAAAGGCCAGAGTGGCGAGCAAAGGCCCAGGCGTCAAAAACAGCAGGACGGGCAACACCCGACTGAAGGACAGCATCGCTCTGCGCAAAGACCCGGACCCGCGCTCAAACAACGCCGATGTCCGCTTCGAGGTTGGCTACAAGGCCGCAGCCTACTGGGGCGCGTTTGTCGAGATGGGCACTGAGAAACAATCAGCGCATCCGTTTCTCCGGCCGGCGTTCGACGAAAACCGCGACGAGATTCTGCGGGTGATTGTCGGGCAGTTGCGCAAAGACATTGAAAAGGCCGCACGATGATTGCACCGATTTACGGATACCTGAATGTCGCCGCCGTCAACGCCTTCGTCTCAGGCCGCATCTACGGCTTCGGGCAAGCACCGCAAAGCCCGGCGAAGCCGTATATCACCTGGCAGGTTGTCAGCGGCGTGCCGAGCAACTATCACGACCGCGCTCCGACCGTAGACCGGCAGAGGATTCAGGTGGACATCTGGAGCGATGACCAAAGCGAGACGCTAAGTCTTGGCACGGCTGTGCGTACAGAGATGGACAAGCACGGCCACCAGCTTAACCAGCTTGGGCCAGAAGTCGACGATGAAACCTACACCAACCGCTTGATGCTGGATTACGCGGTATGGGTCACGCGCTCATCGTCACCGGCCGGCACGCCTTCCGCCTTCACCGATGAATACACGAGCGAGTTCGCATGACACAGAGAAGCAAAGCAGCACTGCTCACCATCTTTGAAGATGGGCAGACCGCCGGGATATCGGCTCAGGACATCCGCGACTTTGTTGATTCCGTTACCCCTGACTATGCCGGGTTGAACTTCATCACCCCGGCAGTCACGACGATTGACACCGCCGGGGCCTACGTCAAGGCGGCTGGAGGTACAGCGCTGACCGGCTCGTCGGCAACGATGGGTGACGGCAGCACTGACAACCGCATTGTTTACACTGGCGCAGCAATGCGTCACTTTCATATCGTTTTGCAGGCATCTGTAACACTGGCGTCTGGCAATAACCAGAACGTCGGCATCCAGATGTACAAGTTCGATTCGTCTGCCGGCATCGGCACGTTGCTCAGCCACAGCGAAGCTGTGACAACGATACCGGGCCAGAACATTGTCCAGATCACATCGCACGCAGACACTATGCTCGACACCAACGATTACTTAGAGATGTACATCGGCAACAACACCGCAGCCAACGACATACAAGTCGATCTCGGCTACATGTTCGCGGTGTCGATGATCGTCTAACGGAATCGGCATTTTGCCGTATGCAACGCCGCCGTCAAGGCGGTTTTTTTATGCCTAAAACGGAGGTAGCTACCGATGGCAACTTTGAAGACTCAGGGTACAGAACTGTACATTCTCGATGAAACCAACAGCGGCAGTGAAGTTCAGAAGATCGGCCAGATTACCGGCTTCTCTGGCGTCGGTGGAACGGCCGGTGAAATCACGGCCACCAATTTCGACTCGACCGCTCAGGAGTTTGTGACCGGCCTGAAGGACAACGGCACGATCTCGATCAATCTCGACTGGGATCCGCAGGACGGCTCGCACCAGACGCTTGACTCTCTGGTTAATCTCGACTGGGATCCGCAGGACGGCTCGCACCAGACGCTTGACTCTCTGGTTGGCGGCGCGAACAAGCGCTTCTTCATCGCCTGTTCCGAGTCCAGCACTGATCCGACGTTCTCATCTACGTTCACCCTGCCGACCGATCGCACCACGCTGGACTTCAACGGCGGCGTTCTTTCTTTCCAGAAGGATGCCAGCACCGATGACATCTGGCGCGGCAGCGTGTCGATTCGCGTATCGGGCGACATCACCATCACTCCGGCGGTGTAACCCATGCGTGAATTCAGCACCAAGGCAAAAGTCGACCAGCTCGATCTGAAGGTTGACGGCAAGCCGGTCTTTGTTCGCCAGCTTACGGCTGGCGACAAGATCAAGTTGTCGGACATGCAGGGAGAGTTGGCTTCGGTTGCATCCGCAATTCGCCAGAAGGCGGCGAACGATGACGTAGAAGACATCGGCGCGGCTGCGGCCAGTTCGTTGTCAGCAGGCCAGTACAAGGCTTGGGTCAAGTACATGTATGAATACGTTTACCTGCGCTGGTGCAACAGCGACGGCAAGCGCAAGTACATGGACAAAGCCAAGTTCAACGACCTGCCGAGCGAACTTGTTGAAGCCATCTATTCTGAAGCTCAGAAGCTGGATGGCGAAGACGAGGATGCTGAAAAAAACTCCTAGAGTCCGGCACGCTTAGACTTTGTATGCGGCTGGCCGACCGTCATGGTCAGCCGCTGTCTAAGATTCTGTCGGACTATCCCGCATGGGAGTTGCCGTATTGGGCTGTGTGGATAGCCAGAGAGCCGTCCGACGGTCAGCGCGTCGAGTATGCCGTGGCGCGGTTCTTTTCCCAGTGGTTGCACGCCAACTCAAAGAAAGGCGCGGCCATCCCGCCTGCGCATGAGTTGGTCTTGCAGGACTACTGGCAAGAACGTCAGGGCCAGAAGGACGCGGCCAAAAAGGACGCCAACATCATCATCGCCGAGTTCGCCCGGACCGGCCATTCAGTCAAACAGCGAGAACATTGATGAGCACAAGCCTTGGCAGACTGGTCCTTGACCTGGCAGCAAACGCGGCGGGCTTCGAGCGCGACATGCAGCGCGTGAGCAAGTCCACAAAGCGCGAGATGAACAAGGTTTCGCGTGAGCTGTTCAAGGCCGAACGCGATCTGGATCGGGCGCGCTCCAAGGTCAACAAGTTAGCCGGCGCTATGACGGCGCTGGGTGCTGTCTCTCTGGGCGTCGTTGTGCGCGAGTTCAACAACTTGCGCCGCGAGATTGATGGGCTGGACAAGACCTCCCGCACTGTCTCGCTAACTGTTGAGGAATTGCAGGAACTT